ACACATTCATAGGGTGTTGGTTTTCTAGCCGGGCAGGGGCGGCGGTGGTGCAACGGCAGCAACGATACATGCAACAAGTGGACAACGGTTTGTGGCTCTCGGTCTCGGAACTGGCGCGGCAGCGCAACCGGGACAAGGGTTCGATGTCGCGCCGTGTGGCGCGGCTGGAGGAGCAGGGACTGCTCACCACGCGGCTGGACGGCAAGACCAAGCTGGTCAATGCCGCCGAATTCGACAAGGCGGTCGGACAGGCCGGCGACGCCATCAAGGAACAGGCCGCGAAGCCGGCCGAGGATTCGGGCGGTCTGTCCGCCGAGCAGACGAAACGCACCGCCTACCTCGCCGAGCTCGCGCGTCTCGATCTCGAGGAGCGGCAGGGCAAGCTGGTGCCGGTGGCCGATCTGACGGCTGCCATGGTCAGGTGTGCCGAGAAACTGGCGCGGCTGGCGGACGGCATTGTCGGCATGAGCGACGATCCGGCGGTGCGGACGCAGTTGCGCGACAAGGTGCGGGAATTCCGCCAACTCCTGGCGGATGAAATGAAATTGACGGCCAAAGAGGCTGAGGACGAACAGGCAGGGGCATGAGCAGGTATCCCAACGCGCTGGCGATCGTGGCGCTGGCGCTGGCCTCGGTGCTGGCGCCGCCGGAGCAGATATTGCCGTCCGCCTGGGCCGAGCGAAGCCTGGTGGTGCCCGACGGCCCGAAGGCCGGCAAGCTGTTCGACCTCGACATGGCGCCTTATCTGCGTGAGCCACTGGATGCGCTGGCGCCGGACTCCGGCATCAACAAGGTGGTTGTGCGCAAGAGCGCGCAGACCGGCTTCACGCTGCTGGGCATTGCCTTTGTAGGCCATTCGATCGACGTTGACCCGTGCCGCATGATGGTGGTGCAGCCGACCGACTCGGCACTGTCCGACTTCATGAACGAGAAACTGTCCGAGGCCATCGCGCAATCGCCGAAGTTGAAGGTCAAGGTGTTCAACCAGGTGTCGCGGTCGGGCAAGGGCTCGACGGCTTACGTCAAAAGATTTCCCGGCGGGTCGCTGACGGCGGCGATCGCCACCTCGACGGCGGACCTCCGGTCGAAGACGATCAAGAAAGTGTTCAAGGACGAGGCGTCGGAATACGAGATCGATCTCGACAAGCAGGGCAGTCCGCACGAGATGATCGCCAGGCGCTACGAGTCGTTTCTGCGTACCGGCGACTGGAAGGAACTCGACGTGTCGACGCCGGTGCTCAAGAGTCAGTGCTACATTAGCGAGGAATTCGAGGCGGGGGATCAACGTTATTGGCACGTGGCCTGTCCGGGCTGCGGGGTGGCGATGCGCTTCGATCCGCTGTCGGGGAACTTCAAGTTCAACGCGGTCTATCCCTACAACGCCCACTATGTGGCGCCGTGCTGCGGCGCGCTGATTGAGGGTGGACAGAAGTACGATCTGGTTCAGCGTTCGCCGTTCGGCTGGATCGCCAGCAATCCCGAGGGGCGACACCGCAGCTACCACTTCGACACGCTGTCGTCGCCGCTGGTGCCGTGGGATGTGGTGGCGGAGCGCATCGTGACGGCCGGCGACGATCCGGCCAAGCTCAAGGCGCTGTACAATCTGACCTTTGGCCTCGCCTACGAAATGAAGGGCGATGCGCCGGACCATCAGCGGCTGATGGAGCGGCGGGAGGAGTATCCCAAGCTCGCCATTCCGCCGCTCGGGCTGGTGCTGGTGGCGGCAGCCGACGTGCAGATGCAGGGTATCTGGTACGAGGTGGTGGCCTTCGCTCCAGACGGGCAGAGCTGGACCGTCGACTACGATTACCTGGGTGGCGATACCTCGGACCCGAACGGCGGGGCCTTCGCCAGGCTGCATGATCTCTACACGCGCGAGTATCGCGACGCCTGGGGCGGCAAGCGGCGGGTGGATGCCTTCGGCGTCGATTCCGGCTATCGCTCGAACATCGTCTACACATGGACCCGTTCGCGCCCCGGCGCCTATGCGCTCGACGGCCGCGACGGCTGGACGCGTCCGCCGCTGGGGGCTGCATCGCCGGTCGATGTGCATTTCGGCGGCAAGAAGATCGCCAATGGCGCGACGATCTGGCCGGTCGGCACCTGGGCGCTCAAGGCATCGTTGTATTCGAGCCTGCGCAAGGCGGGCATGAAGGCGGGTGCCGAGTGCGACCCGCCGGGCTTCTGTCATTTCGGATCGTGGCAGGAAGAGAATTATTTCCTGCAGCTGACGGCGGAGTATCTCGGCGAGGAGAAATTCAAGGGCCGGACCCGCAAGGTGTGGAAGCAAAGCTTCGGTCGCGACAATCATCTGCTTGACTGCCGCATCTACTGCATGGCGCTGGCCGATCACCTGGGCCTCAACCGCATGACGCCGGACGACTGGGCACTGCTGGCGGCGGAGCGCGGCGTGCCGGCAGAGTTGCGCCGGCCAGACCTGTTCGCGCCGAAGCCGGTGCAGGTGGTGGCGCGAGTGGAGGGTCAGCCGGTTGCCGACGCGCCGGCGGCGGTGGAGATTGCCGAACCGCCGGCCGCGCCACGCCGTGGCGGCGGATTCCTTGATGGCTATGAGATCAAGCTATGACCGGTTTCCCTGTCACGTCGATCACGCCGGAAATGGTGTCCGCACTCGAGGCGGCGGTGATGAGCGGCACGCTGGAAGTGTCGTGGGAGTCGGGCGGGGTTCGGCAGAAGCGGAGCTATCAATCGGTGGACGCGATGCTCAGGGCCCTGGCCTATGGTCGCGACCGCCTCAACGATACGGTGGACGCGCTGAAGCGGACGCCGTCCACGCTCGCCGTGTTCGAGCGGGACTGACCTCACATGGATTTGAACCCGTTCGAAAGGGCGCTGGCGGCAGTGGCTCCCGGATGGGGAGTGCGCCGTCTCAGCCACAAGCTGGCGCTCGACCAGGCGCGGACCGTGGCGCAGCAGGCCAGGGGCTACGATGCGGCGCGGCAGGACCGGCGGACCAGCAACTGGCAGGCTCCGGCGAGTTCGGCCCGGGCGGAGGTGGGGCGGGGGCTGCCGATGGTGCGGCGCCGGTCGCGCGATCTGATCCGCAACAGCGAATGGGCATCCAATGCCAAGCGCAAGCTGGTGGCGCACATGGTGGGCACCGGCTTCATGCCTCGCGCCGCCGACTTCGTGGCCAAGGGGCAGAAGAAAAAGGCCGCCGAACTGTGGCAGGCCTTCGCCGAAAACTGCGACCCGGAAGGCCTGACGGATATCTACGGCAAGATGGCGCAGGCCATCGGCGAGGTGGTAGAGGGCGGATCGTGTCTCATCCGCTACACGCTGACGCCGCCGGAGTGGGGCTTCAAGGTGCCGCTGCTGGTGGAAGTGCTGGAAAGCGACTTTCTCGACCATGGCCGCACCGAGGCCATGAACAACGGCAACGTCATCGTTCAGGGCGTCGAATTCGACGGCTGGGGCCGCCGGGTGGCCTATTGGCTGTTCGACCAGCATCCTGGCGACAACGGCGTGCTGGCGTGGAAGCGTGGCACCTCCATGTCGAGGCGCTGGAGTGCTGACCGGATTGACCACGTGTTCCGTGTCGACCGGCCGGGGCAGGTAACCGGCATTCCGTGGTTCGCGCCGCTGGCGCTCAGGCTGCGCGACGCGGCGGACTACGAAGAGGCCGAGCTGATCCGCAAAAAAATCGAGGCCTGTCTGACGGTGTTCGTCAAGCGCACCGGCACGCCGCCGGTCACGCTGGCGCAGGACGTCAAGCAGGAGAAGAAGGCTGACGGGACGCGCCTGGAGAAGATCAACGCCGGCCTCATCACCTACCTGCAGGAGGGTGAGGAGGTTCAGGTGGCGGCACCCACGCCGTCGGCGGGCTATGCCGAGCACATGCTGCAGCAGCTCATGGCGGCAGCAGCGGGCATCGGTATTCCGTATTCGATGTTTTCCGGCGACCTGCGCCAGGCCAATTACTCGAGCCTGCGCGAAGGCAAGCTCGATTTCTGGTCGGTGCTCGACCAGTGGCAGTGGCACATGGCCATTCCGCAAATGGCCAACAAGATGTGGCGGCGCTGCATGACCGCGGCAGCGGTTCGCGGCCATGCCGTGTCGGCCGATCTTCCGGCGGTGTGGGCGGTGCCGAAACGTCCCTGGGTCGATCCCAAGAAGGACGCCGAAGCGGCGCTGCTGGAAATGCAGGCCGGGCTCGAATTGTGGTCCGACCAGGTGGCGGCGCGCGGCTACGATCCGGAGCAGCGCCTTGATGACCTGAAGGACCTGGCGCCGCGGCTGAAAGAGGCCGGCGTGGTGCTGGCGCAGAATGCCGCGCCGGCGGCGAAGACACAGGGCGGTGACGGCCAGCAGGATGGCGGCGGCTAGAAGAACTGAAGCCGTACCGGCCGGCGCGGATGCGGGCGGCGCTGTCCGGCGGTGCGAGGATCAACGCCGGCTTGTCGGCCAAGGCCTCTGGCCGCGCCGGCTTGTCCGGACACTCGGGAGTCTCGGCGGCGCTGACGGCCGTCGATCGTGCTGAAGAGTGGAACCGCTTCTGGCTCATGGCGGCCTGACCAACAACGAAAGGACGACAAAATGACAGCACAGCCCAAGCGGGATGTGATCAACGGCGCTTTGCCGCTGCAGAGCCGCAAGGCCGAGATTCCGGCTGCATCGGTCAATGCCGAGACCCGCGAATTCGATATCGTCATTTCGACCGGCGCCAAGGTCAGGCGCTACCGCTGGGAAGGCTGGGACACGCGCGTCGCCTATGATGAGGAACTGGTCATCAGCGACAAGGCCTGCAACACCGAGCGCGTGGCGGCGGACGCGGTGATGATGCTGGACAGCCACTCGACCTGGGGCGGTGTCACGCAAACTTTCGGCAAGCTGATCCGCGCCTGGGTCGAGGACGGCAAGCTGATGGGCCGCGTCAAGCTGCACGACGCCGGCGTCTCGGAAGAAGCCGACCGGCTGCTGGGCATGATCCGCGGCGGTACCGGCCCGTCGATCTCGGCGGGCTACACGATCGACAGGGCGACGGTCACCAAGCCCGAGAAGCGTGACGACGTCGAACAGATGCTGGTGACGAACTGGACCCTCTACGAGGTCAGCTTCGTCGCCATGCCGGCCGACGCGGGTGCGGGCCTGCGGTCGGCAGAAACGACCTTTCCCGTCATCATCAACCGGGCCGCGACGCCCACGAAAGAGGAGAAGGCAATGGCGAACGAAGTCATTGAGAAGACCTCGCCGGGTGGGGAATCCGGCGACCAGCGCGATTCGAACCAGCCCGTCGAAAAGGCATGGAGCGGGCGCGAGATCAAGGCCATCCAGACCCGCTGCGGGCTGTTCGGCCTCGACCTGAAACTGGCCACCGAGGCCATGGAGAACTGCCGGACGCTGGAGGAGGCCACCGACTGGCTGCAGTCCAAGGCGGTGGAAGCCCAGCCCAAGCGGACGGTGCCGAAGGTCGAAATCCTCCGCGACGAAACCGACACGCTGCACCGTGCCGTCGGCGACGCCATCCTGCATCGCGCCAATCCGAACGCCGTCAAGCTCGACGATGCGGCCCGGCAATGGCGTGGCATGAGCATGCTCGAAATGGGCCGTGCCTATCTCGAAGATGTGCATGGCGCCCGCCTGCGCAATATGTCACGCATGGAGGTGGCCAGCGTGGTGCTGGGCCTCACCCGCGCCGCCGGCATGCAGTCGACCTCCGACTTCCCGCTGATCCTGGCCAACACCGCCAACAAGCGGCTGCAGGCGGCGTACAAGTCCAGGCAGTCGCTGTGGAAGAAGTTCTGCCGCCAGCAGAACGCCACCGACTTCAAGACCCGCTACATCAATCGGCTGTCGGAAGCGCCGAACCTCGACAAGGTGAACGAAAACGGCGAATTCAAGTACGGCAAGGTGACCGAGCAGGGCGAGAGCTATGCGCTGGCCACCTATGGCAAGATCATCGCCTTCACCCGCCAGGCGCTGATCAACGACGACCTCGGCGCCTTCGACCGGCTGCCGGCGATGTTCGGCGATGCGGCGGCGCGCATGGAGGCCGATATCGTGTGGGGCATCGTCACGGCCAACGCCGCCATGGGCGACGGCACGGCGCTGTTCCACGCCAATCACGGTAACCTGGCGACGGGCGGCGGTTCGGCGCTGGCGGTGTCGTCGCTCAGCACGGCGCGCATGGCGATGCGCAAGCAGAAAAACCTGCAGTCGAAGCAAATCATCAACGTCGAGGCGGTCTATCTGCTGCTGCCGGCGGCGCTGGAAACCACGGCCGAACAGATCGTGGCCCAGAACCTCATTCCGGCGCTGACCTCCAGCGTGGTGCCGGAGTGGTTCCGCTCGCTGAACCCCATCGTCGAGCCGCGCCTCGACGACAGCAGCGCCACGGCCTGGTACCTGGCGGCCTCGCCGGACCAGATCGACACCATCGAGTATGCCTACCTCGAAGGCCAGGAGGGGCTTTATACCGAGACCCGCATGGGCTTCGAGGTCGACGGCATGGAACTCAAGGTGCGCGAGGACTTCGCGGCCAAGGCCATCGACTGGCGCGGTCTCTACAAGAGTGCCGGCGCGTAATATCGCGCCATCGCATGAACCTCCGGAGCGGCCGCCGTTGTGCGGCCGTTCCGATTCTCAGGCCTCCAATCAAGGATCACAGCAATGCAGAGTTACATTCAGGCGGGTGACACCATCACCCTCGCCATGCCCTATGACCGCACTTCGGGCCAGGGCGTGAAAGTTGGGCAGGTCTTCGGCGTATGCGCCAACACGGCGCTGTCGGGAACCGACAACGAGGTGAAGACCAAGGGCGTGTTCGAAATCACCAAGGTCGGCTCGCAGGCCTGGACGGTGGGCGCGCTGGTCTATTGGGACAACACCAACAAGCGCTGCACGACGTCAGCCTCCGGCAACCTGCTGATCGGCGCTGCAACGGTGGCGGTGGGGGCCGGTGCCGGCGAGACCACCGGCACGGTGCGGCTGAACGGCTGCGCGGTGGCGGACACGCCGTAATTGCCATGGCGTGCCGTTGTGCCGAGCGCCGGGGGATGGCGCGTGAAGCATTGACCGCGATCAAGGCCGGCGATGTCGAGCGCGCCAAGCTTCGCGCCGCCGCGATCGCCCGGTCGATGGCCGAGGACGTGCGCGCCGCGGCGGGGGCGGTGCAGCGGGGCTTGGGCTCCGCTGCGCACAACCGCATGATCGGCCGGGCGCCGGTGAACCGGGGCGAGCGATGACCTCGCCGTTCGCGCTCACTGCAGCGGCAGCCGAAGATCAGATCGACGCCGTGTTCGGCGAGACGTTCTCGTTCCAGCCGCGCAGTGTGCCGGTGAACGGCGAGAGCGCCGCCGACGGCTCGCGGCAAGCGGTGGCAGCCTTCCCGGCGCTGTTCGATGCCGGTGGCGGGCCGGTACCGGCTGCCGTGCCGCCGGGCTTCGGGCAGGCCACGGTGCAGCGCACGGTGGCCATGGCGCAGATCGTGTTCTCGGCCGCGCACGTGGCGGTGGCGCGGGCGGGTGACCGGGTGACCAGGGCCAGGACGTCGGCCGTCTACGAAATCCGCAACCCGCGGCCGGCCGGGCAAAACCGCATCGCCGCCGAACTGCAGCTGCTGCCATGAACCGCACCGCGCTTCGCCTCGGAACCATTGCCGCGCTCGCCAATGGCGGGGCGGTGCCGTTTCCGACCATGGCGGGAAACATCGTCTTCGACTCGCGGTCCGAACCGGTTGAACTGGCGGTGGCCGCCGAAACCTATCCGATGATTATTGTCCATACCGAGCGCGACCGGGAAGACCGCGACGCCGGCAACGGCCGCGCCGCCATGCAGCCGCTGCGCCGCACCGTCGACATGCGGATCGAGTTCGGCATCACCAATTCGCCGAAGGATGCGAGCGGCGCCACCAAGCCGGATTGGCCGGAGGCAGACGCCGCGCTCGAGGCGATGATCGACCTGTTCAATCTGCAGATCCAAAACGCGCTGTTCGGCAAGGGACCGTGGGCGGTGTGGTGGCGGGGCCTGTTCGCGGTGCCGGAGATCGTCTCCGAGCGCTTCGTCACGGCGCCGGGCCAGGGCCAGCTCAGGGTGGCGGCGCGCGAGATCATGATGCGGGTGACGCTGCCGGCCGACTGCCTGCCGGGCTTCGTGCTGGCGCCGGAGGTACCTCCTGCGGCGGCGCTGCCGGGCTTGATGAAGACCGTCACCGACAAGATCGCCGCCGACGGCAGCGGCGTGGTGGCCGCGCACGCCGCCTCGGTGGTGGAGTTCGTCGCCGCAAACGGCCTGCCGCGAGCCACGCAATGGCCGCGCTTCGAAGGCGGCACCATGGTGACCAGCCGCGTGAACCTGCCGGGCGGCGGCACGATCGATGCCGAGTACGACCTCAACACCTGACGGAGTCGGACGACATGAGCAAGATTTTCGTGAGGCCCGCGATCCCCGGGCTGGAGGTGCCGCGCGACCATGACATCGCGCCGCCATATGCCGAGGGCCAGACCGTCGCCCAGGCCGGCGAGTGGATGGAAAGCACCCATTACATCGCCCGCCGTATCCGCGGCGGCGATCTGGTCGAGGCCCAGCCTGACATCGAGAAACCGGAGAGCGCCGCCCCGCCCGCGGCCGTCACTCCCAAAGCGGCGAAGCGCATCGCCGAAAAACCCACCGCAACGGAGTGATGACAGATGCCGATTGCCTTCGACAATATTCCTTCCGAGACGCTCGTCCCGCTGTGGTGGGCCGAGATCAAGCCCGCCCAGGCGCCGTTCACGGCCACGCCCAAGCTTTTGCTCATGGGCCATAAGTGGACTTACACCGGCGCCAATTTCGGCAATGCCAACCTCAATCAGGTCTATCCGCTGTCCGGCGACGACTGCATCGACCTGTTCGGTCCCGGTTCACAACTCGACCTCATGTACCGCTACGCCCGGCGTCAGGCTCCGTTCCTCGACATTCGCGGCGTGGCCGTGGCCGAGGATAACGCGGCAGTGGCGGCGCACGGCACGATCGAGGTGAGCGGGACGCCGTCCAATCGTCTCTCCGGCCCGATGACCTTCTGGATCTGCGACGTGCCGATCCGCATCATCGTCAAGGCGGCCGACACCGCAGCGCAGGTGTCGACAGCGATCCGCACGGCGATCAATGCGAAATCGTCGCTCATTCCGATGACGGCGATCAAGTTCCGGGCCAGCTACCCGACGCCGGGCGGGATCGAAACCGCCACCAAGACCCGCGTGGTGTGCAAGCACAAGGGCACGCTTGGCAACTCAATCGTCATCAAGAGGAACCGTGACGGCAGCGGGCGCTCCCTGGCCGAGTCGCTGCTGACGGTGACGCAGCCGGCCTCCGGGTCCGGCGGCCCGGCGCTAGCCAATGCGCTGGCTGGCGTCGGCGATCAGCCGTTCTCGACCATCGTCATGCCTTACGACTCACAGACGCAAATGAACTCCATGCGCGATTTCATGGATGCCATCGCCGGCCGCTGGAGCCCGACGAAACAACTGTATGGGCACGTGGTGACGGCGCATGCCGCCAGCTACGCCAATCAGCTGACGTTCGCGGAGAACTTCAACGACCCGCACATGACATGCTTCGCCGCTGAAGCGCCACCGCAGCCGGTGTGGCTGACGGCCGCAGCGGCGGGCGCCGTTATGGACCAGAACCTCGACGCGCCGCCGCGTATCTCGCGGCCGCTGCAATCGCTGCCGCTCAGGGGCATCGTGGCGCCGATCAACGATTCGCAATGGTTCGACATCGCCGAGCGGAATGCCCTGCACGCTGCCGGCCTGGCGACATGCTCGGTCGATCTCGACGGCACGGTGCGGATCAACCGCGCGGTGACCACGTACAAGACGAACGTCTGGGGCGTGAACGATTCGTCGTGGCGCGATGCCGAGACCCTCTATCAGGCGGCCTACTTCGCCAATTCGATGAAAGCGGCGATCACTGGCGCATTCCCGCGCTCAGCGCTCACCGATCTGCCATCCGGAATTACCGGTTTCGCCTCACCCGATCAGATCAAGGATGTGATCGTGCACGAGTACAAGCGGCTGGAGAGCATCGGCCTGGTCGAGAACTCATCGCTCTTTGCCCAACACCTGGTCGTCGAGAGGAACGCCCTCGATGCGAACCGCGTCGACGTGTTCATGCCGATCGACGTGGTGAACCAGCTGCGCGTCGTGGCGGCCTCGATCGAGAGCCACCTGCAGTTCAAGGACTCGGCGCTGCTCAACGGCACCGACGTCGCCGAAACCGACGATCTCGACGCGTAACCGAATGCGGCGGGGCCTTCGCCCCGCCGCTCCATCACAATCTCAGGAGAAAATCCCATGGCAGACGCATGCTGCGACACCATCGTCGGCGGCCAAATCTACATCACGGTGGAAGACAAGATTTTCGAGGCGACGGGCGACGTCGAAATCGATCCGTCGCGCACCGAGCGCGAAGCCGGGGTGTCGGCCAATGGCCGGCTGTCGGTGATCGAGCGCGCGGTGCCGCAGATGGCTCGCATTACCTTCCTCAATTTCTGCGGCGACAGCGATCCGATGCAGTTGTGGGGTCACCGCTGCAACATGGACATCACCGTGGTGGAGGCCTCACGCGGCATCCGCCACCTGTTCACCAAGGCAAGCGTCGTGGGCAAGCCCACCAAGAACCTGTCGAACGGCCAGGTCTCCGGCATGGAGATCGCCACCGACAAGTATTCGCAGGCCTGACGCCTTTCAGCGATGCCCCGCCCGCCCGCGGGGACAGCGCAGCCGCACGAGACCTTCCGGTCCGGCGGTTGAGCGATCAACCACCGATGCGCTCGGTCCGGGCGGGCCGGGCCGGAAGGACCTTTTGTCATGATCACCGAACTGAAACTCGCCAAACCGATCACCGTGCACGGCAAGAACGGCGCGGAAACCGTCAGCGCACTGAGCATCAAGGAGCCGACCGGCGAATTGCTGCTGACCCACGGCATGCCCTACGTGTCGGTGGTGACGCCGGACCCGCGCGACCCGAAGCGCCAGTCGATCGAAATCCGCATGGTGCCCGCCGTATTCCGCGAATACGTCAAGGCGATGACCGGCCTCGACGGCGGCGTGGTGGGGCAGTTGGCCTTCGCCGACCTGAACCGGCTCTACAATGCCATCATGGAGTCGCAGGGCGGGGGAGCCGAGGCCGTAGCCGCCGAGGGAAACTGAGGCTGATGGTCGACATCCTGGTGTTCGGGGCGGGCTTCGCACCGTCCGAGGTGTCGGCCATGCCGCTGTCGATGATCCGTTACTGGGCCAATCGCCGCGGCGAATTCGCCAGGCTTGTTGCAAAGAAACCGTGACGCCATGATGAACCTCGACGCCCGCATCATCATCTCGGCCGCCGACCAGGCGTCCAAGGTGTTCAAGGCGATCGGCGGCAATGCCCAGGGCCTGTCGCAGCGCCTCGACTCCGTCGGCAAGTCGATGATGGTGACGGGGTCGATCCTCACCGCGTCGGTGACGGCGCCGGTGCTGGCCTTTGCGGTCAAGTCGATGAACACCGCAAAGGCCTTCGAGGGCCAGATGGTCGAGCTCCGCAAGGAAGTCTCGGCCATGCCGGTCGATCAGTTCGAGGCCCTGTCGAAATCGCTGCGGGCCATTCCGCGGCAGCTGCCGGTCGAGAGCCTGGCCGATGTCATGGCGGCGGCGACGCAGGCGGCGGAGTTTGGCGTTGCGGCCGACAGCCTCAAGGATTTCATGCAGACGGCCGCCACCATGTCGGTGGCGATCGGCCAGCCGCTGCAGCAAGTGACGAAGTCGCTGGCCGAAACCTCCAAAGCCTTCGGTCTCGATGCCAAGCAGATCGCCCATGTGGCCGATGCGGTGCAGTTCTATGCCGACGCGCTCAGCTCGTCGGAGAGCGACGTTCTGGCCTTCGTTCAGTCGACGGCCAGCTTGTCGCGGACCATGAATGTGTCGGCCGAAACGGCGGCGGCGCTCGGGGCGGCGATGATGTCGCAGGGCATGTCGGTGTCGGATGCCGGCACCGCCTATGAGGCGCTCATGAAGCGCATGGCCACGTCCAAGGGCATGAAGGCGGCGGCGAAGATCGCCGGCATGACGTCGAAGCAATTCAAGAAGGCCTGGGGCGAGGACGCCGGCGGCGCCCTGCTCGAGGTCATCGAGCACGTGTCCAAGCTGAAGACGGTGCAGGAACAGCAGGCGGCACTGGCGGAGATCGTGCCGGCCAAGCAGGCCGCTGCGCTGCTGCCGCTGGTGCGAGCCTATGCCCAGCTGGCGGCGGCGCAGGAAGAAGCGGCGCGGGGCGGCGTCGACGGGGCGTTGTCGGCCAAGACCGCCGAGCAGATCAAGACCTATGAGTCGCAGGCCAAGATGCTGGGGGCGGCGCTCTATGACCTGCAGGTCGAGGTCGGCACCAAGATATTGCCGAGGCTCACGCCGCTGCTGCAGAGCCTGCGCGGCGTGATCGAAGAGTGGACGTCCGGACCAGAAGGCGCGAAGCGTGTTGATCTGGCCGCCAAACTGGGACTGACGGCGGCGGTTGTGGGTCCGGCGCTCATCGTAGCCGGGGTGCTGACCAGAAGCCTTGTCACGCTGGCTTCGGCAATACGGGCCGTGTCATTGGCTGCCGTCACCCTCGGGGGCGCCGCCACCATCGGATTTGGTGGCTTGGTCCTGCTGGCAGGCGCCATTGGCCTGGCGGCATGGGAGCGCTGGCCGGAGATCGCCGGTAATATGCAAGGTTTCGCCGACTCGGCCTATGCCGCCGGTGCGGCGGCGATCGAGATGGCGAAGGGCGTGGCGGCGCTCGACCAGGCGGAAACGGCGAGGTCGGCCCACACGGCGGCGCGCGAGATCGACAAGGCAACCAAAAATGCCATTGTGTCCGGCGCTGAGGTGTCGTCGCAGATCTACAGCTGGCTGGGCCTCGATGATCTGTCGGCCCGGCTCGACAATCTCGCCGACCGCTGGCGCGTGAAAATCCGTGGGCTGAACATGCCGGAGATGCCGGGGCCGGGCGCCGGGCTGTCGGCACCCGCCGCTGTCGCCGCTCCCGCGGGTCCGGCGGTGCTGCCGCACATGCCCGCCGGCATGGGCTATGCCGTAAAATTCCTCGACTGGTGGAATCGTCCGCCAGCACCGCCAGTGCCGTACCAGACGCATTTCGAGACTTCCGGGCCGTCGCAGCGCCAGCCGCTGCCCGCCCTGCCGGCCAGCCGGTTCGAGGACCAGGCGAGGCCTGGCCTCCAGCCGGTGTCGCCGGAGATCCAATCGCTGCTGCGCGACCGCATCCAATTCGAGACACCGCGCCCCGGCATCCAGCCGGTTTCGCCGGACATCCGGTCGCTGCTGGAAGGCATCAGGATCGACAGCCAGAGTGGCCCCCGCGCCGTGCAGCCCGTCTCGCCCGATATCTATTCGCTACTGAAGGATATCAGGATCGAGCCGCCGGAGTTCGCGCCGGGTTCGCTCGACCAGGCGCTGGCCGGAAAGGTCGAGGCCGAGATCAAGGGCCAGGCCGATGTCAGCGTGCGGATTCAGGTCGATGGCGGGCGGATCGCCGGAACCTCGGCCACCAGTTCCGGCAACATCCGCCCACGGGTCGGCGTCGACAACACCGGCGCGCCGCCCCGCGGCACGGAAAGGTTCTAAGCATGGCCGAGTTCTGCCGCGATTGGCCCTCGACGCTCAACAACGCGTCGTTCAAGGGGTTTCCGTTCGAGGTGGTGTCCGACCGGGTAACCGGCGGACGGCGCATCGTCACCCATGAATATCCCGGCCGCGACAGCTGGGACAACGAGGACCTGGGCCGCGCCAAGCAGACCATCGAGGTCAATGCCTACATCCATGGCGACGATGCCGACACGCTGGCCAATCAGCTTCTCAGGCTATGTAATTCGAGGGGTGCAGGCTCCCTCATCTTGCCGACTCGAGCCGGAGTCCAGGCTCGCTGCCTGAGCTGCGACCGCGGCTTCGAGGAAAAGAGCCTCGGGCGCGTTTCGCTGCGCATGACCTTCATCGAGGAATCGGGCGGCATCGGCGGACTGGCCCCGGTGTCGATGCTGTTCGGCGCCGTGGTGCAGGCGGCGGCCACAGCCGTGTCGGTTTTGCGCGATGGATTTTCCGAGGCCTATAACGCCATGGCCCTGCCGGGCATCGCCCGCACCGCGGCGGCCGGCACGGTGGTGGAGGCCGCCCAGGCCTTGCGGGTGGCGGCGGTGCCGGTGCCTCTCGATCCCGAACGCGAGCCGCTGGTGCTGCACGACATCGCCGTGCTCGAGCGCGATGCCTATGACCTGGCCTTTGCCGGCCGCTCGCTGGACAGCGTCAAGCCGCTGTCGGTGGCGACGGCCACCAGGCGCAATCCGAACACCATGGCCGAGCGCCTGGCGCGGGTGTTTACCGGGCTGGCGGCGACGGCCGGGAGTCGCGGGGAATTGGCCCGCGTGCTCGAGCCGCTGGTGGGCTTTACCGGCACGCCGGTGACCAATCTTGCCCTGGCGCCGTCGGTTGCGGCCGAAAAGGAATTGACCGGCCTGATCGCCGGCTATGTGTCGGCCCTGGCTGCGGTCAAATGGGCCGAGGCCGTGGCGCTGGCGCCGCATGCCACGCGCGACGAGGCGATCGCCGATCGCAGCGCCGTCGCCGGCCTGCTCGAGCAGCGGATCGAAGCGGCCTCGACCGATGCCGAGTTGATGGCGCTTGGCGGCATCCGCGATGCCGCCGTGGCCTATCTCAGCCGCGCCGGGGTGGAGCGGGCCAGGGTGCGGACATTGCTGTTGCCAGGGCCTTATCCGGCCCTGGTGGTGGCCCATGAGCTCTATGGCAATCCGTCGCGGGACGGCGAAATCGTGGCGCTCAATGCCTGGGACAATCCCATGCTGTTGCCGCCCGAGTGCAGGGTGGTGGTGTCATGATCGGCGAGACCATCACCGTGTCGGCCGCCTCCGGCATGTTTGGCGGCTGGAAGTCCGTTGCGGTAACGGCGGCGCTCAATGAGGCGGCGCGCAGCTTCGATATCGAGGTGACCGAGACCGGCGGGATCTTCGGCGACGTGTTCGCGCTGTGGCCGTTTCCGCCGGGCACGCCGGTGTCGGTGCTGGCCTCCGGCTCGCTGCTGGTGACGGGCTATGTCGATACCTACGCGCCGTCGGGCGATGCCAATGCGCACCAGGTGCGGATCTCGGGGCGGGCCAAGGGCCAGGACTATGCCGATTGCTCCTGCCAGCATCCGACCGGGCGCTTCGACAACAAGAAAATCGAGGAGATCGCGGCCGAGCTCGACGTCTATGGCGTGGGCGTGTCGGCCGAGGTCGACACCGGCAAGCCGGTGGAGTGGTTTCACATCCGCCAGGGCGAGACGCCGCATGGCGAGATGCTGCGCCTGGCGCGGCAGCGCAAGTTGACGCTCAAGGGCCGCGCCGACGGATCCATCGTGTTCACCAAGGGCGGCGTCAATCGCCACGCCGGCGGGCTGGTGCAGGGGCAGAACATCGAGAAGATGAGCGCCACGCTGTCGAGCGCCGAGCGCTTCTCGGATTACAAGGCCATCGGCCAATCGAGCCACGGCACGACCGACAAGCATCTCAAGCCCAAGGGCGAGGCCAGGGACGGGGGTGTATCGCGGTACCGCAATCGCATTATCGTCGACCAGGCAGACACGACCGAGGAGAAGCTGAAGGCCAGGGCGCAGTGGGAGGCCAAGCGCGCCGCCGGCTTTTCGGTCAAGGCGCAGATCACCACGCCGTCCTTCCGCGATGCCGCCGGCCAGCTGTGGGAGCCTGGCTGGACGGTATTCGTGGCGGCGCCCTGGCTCAAGATCGAACAGGACATGCTGGTGGAGTCGGTGACCTTTTCGCAGGACGGCCAGGCGGGAACGCAGGCGGCACTAAGCCTGGTCGATCCCAGGGCCTACGACGGCGAGGCCACGGGTGGCAGTTCCGGTGAAATGTGGAGGATGCCGTGAACGCGCCGGATTATCAGTTGATCCGGGTACGGATCACCAGGACCGACGACGGCGGTGAGTACCAGAAGGTCTGGGCGACGGGCCGCGACGGCGAGGTGCTGGGCGGCCAGACCGGACTTCTCAGGGCGCAATATTTCGGATCGAGCGAGCATGTGCCGAAGGACGCGCATGGCTTGGCGCTGGTCATCGGCGGCAATCTCGATCAGGCTGTGCTGCTGGGCTTCGAGCATCCCGATCACCGTCCCACCGGCCTCGCCGAGGGCGACAAGAAGATCTACGACGCCTTCGGGCAATTCATGCATTTCGAGGACGGCAAGTGCACGATCTCGGCCGGCGGCTGCGAGATTGTCATGGAAGGCGGCATCTGCACCATCAAGGCCAGCCGCATCAATCTGGGCGATGGCGCCAGCCGCCCGGTGTCGGCGCAGGGCACAGTGGACAGCGCCGGGCATGTCGAAACGTCGAACTTCCTGACCAAGGTATGGGGTAGCTGACATGGTGGCATTCGCATTCCGCGAAGAGGCCGAGACGGTCTCGGCCCGCGCCGTACCGCCCGATCTCGTATGGCAGGACGGCAGCCGTGATGCGTCGGCCATCGGCTTCGCCGATTTCGTCCTGGCCCGCGACGACGAATTCGACAACCTGAAGGGCCTGCAGTCGGTGTCGCCGCTGGAAACGGCGATCCTGATCCAGCTGTTCACCGATGCCCGCGACGACAGCCCGGACGCCGAGGAACGCCGCGGCTGGTTCGGCGACGCCGTCGACGTCGAGGGCAAGTCCGGCGAAGCGCCGCTCGGCTCACTGCTGTGGACCCTGGAGCGCGCCGCCCTGGTGCCAGACACCGGCCTCAAGGCCGTGACTTTCGCCCTGCAGGCGCTGCAGCCGCTGGTTGACCAGGGCTTCGTGCAGCGCTTCGACGTCGGCCACGAGATCGATGCCGAAGCCGGCGTGCTGGCCCTGTCGATCGTGGCGGTCGGCGAGACCGGAAACGTTATTTTCAACCGCAGCATCGGAGTGAGCGGCAATGTATGAAGCGCCGAGCCTCGAGCAGTTGAGCCAGGCCTGGCGCGCGGCGTTCCAGGCCGAGGTTCCGGGCTCCGATCCCTGGGTGTTCCCCAACACCTTCTACGTGCTCTCCAAGGTCCTGGCGGGCCGGGACCGCATGCTCTATCAGCGCCTGGCGCTGCTGCACCGACAGGCCCGCGTGGTGACGGCGGATGGCGGCTATCTCGACCTGCACGGCGCCGATCGCGGCCTGACCCGCCGGGCGGCGCTCTATGCGGCGGGGTCCGCCACCTTTGCCACCGACCTTGTCAACATGGTCCCGGCCGGCACTCGCCTGGTGCGCGGCGACGGCAAGGTGTTCGTGACCGACCACGACGTGACGCCGGTGGTGTCGCCGTCGCAGGTCTCTCTCAGGGCCGACGAAACCGGTATCAAGGGCAACACCCTGCCAGGCGCCACGCTGGTCCTCGAAACGCCGATCGCCGGCGCCGGCGATTTCATCGTAGGCAGTGACGGCTTGGTGGGTGGCATCGATGCCGAGACCGATGCGTCGTTCCGCCAACGCATCCTCGATGTGCTGCGCAATCCTCCGCATGGCGGCTCGCCTGGCGAATTCAAGGCCTGGGCGCTGCAGGTGGCGGGCGTTACCCGCGTTTTCGTGCAGCGCGCCACGCCGGAGCCGGGATCCGTGACGGTGTTGGTGATGATGGACGATTCGATCTACGCCGACGGCATTCCGGCGGCGAGCGATATCGCGCGGGTCGAAGCGGCGCTTGCCGCCGACGCGCCATCGGCCGCCAACCTGGTGGTGGACGCACCCACGCCGGTGCCGGTCAACGTCACGCTTTCGGCGCTGTCGCCCAACACCCCGGCGGTGCGCGAGGCGATCGTGCTGGAACTCCGCGCCATGTTCCGGCGCCGGGCCGAGCCGGGAACGGCCGCCGCCGACTTCACCTTTTCCAAATCGTGGATTTCGGAAGCGATATCTCTGGCCGCCGGCGAGGCGGCGCACACGATCACCGCTCCGGCCGGAGATACGGCCTGCGGTGACGGTGAAATAGCCACGCTGGGCACGGTGGCCTTCCCATGACGCCAGCCTTGAACCAGGACGAGGCCTTCGCCGTGCTGCGCCGCCTGCTGCCGCAGGGCCGGGCGTGGCAAAGCCATGACGCGTCGATCGGCAGGGACGTGTCGGTGCTGCAGCAGGTGCTTCACGCCATGGCTGGCCCAATGGCCGAAATGGACGTGGCCGCCACGGCCATGGTGGACGAGTTCTATTGCGCCACGGCCTCCGCCGATCTCGACCTGTGGCTCGTCGATTACGGGCTGCCCGACGACTGCGATCCGTTCTCCAATTCGCTGTGCGACAAGGTGCTGTTCAATGGCGGCGTGTCGCTTGCCTATTACCGGCAGCTCGTGATGGCGGCGGGCTGGAGCGTGTCGCTCCGCTGGCTGCACGGCACGGATCCGGAATTTCCCGGCGTCTATGCCACCCTCCATGCGGTGATCGATCCCTTCAATTCCCCCGCCGTGACCGATGGCGCCGCCATCCTCGACGGCACATGGACGCTGCCGGACCAGCATCTCGCCGTCATATCGCCCGAGGATGTGGTCTGCCTTCTCGACCGCATCATCCCCGCCTACTGCGCCATTACCTACGAGGTGATCTCATGACCGCTGGCATCCTCAATCCCACCGACAAGGCCCGCTCGACGGTGTCGCGGCCCGCCCGCGCCGTGCTCGGTGACGCGGTGCGGAAATGGTACAAAGCGGGCATCTTTCCCAACGCCCAGGACTTCAACGACCTCATCGCCCAGCTGCGCGCGGCGGGCGATGCCTTCGGTGTGCCTGATGCCGAGGGCGACGACGAATATCTCCTGAAAATGCTTCGCGTGGCCGGGCGGGAAAAATTGACGAGCCCGCGGACCTATTATGTCCGCAGCGACGGTAACGACGCGAACGACGGCCTGTCGGACACGGCGGGCGGCGCGTTCCTGACTGTGCAGAAGGCGATCAACACCGTTTGGAACCTGAACCTGAATGGCCAGGCGGTGGTCATCCAGTCGCGCCTCGCAACTTGCGCCGAGAATATAATTTGTCAGGGGTCTGTCGGTGTAAATAGCTCCTTCGTGCCGCTGGTCACAATTCGCGGCGATACC